AAGAAAATCTTAATGTAACTGGTGTTACTACACTTGCAGGTATTGTAACAACTGGTGGAGATTTTTATGTTGGTGGAGATTTATATGTTAAAGATGATGTTGTATATGATGAAATTACTGGTAGAAATCTTAATGTAAGTGGTGTTGGTACTATTGCTAATTTAGACATTAGTGGGAACGTTAATGTTTCTGGTATGATGACTATTGGATCATCTAGTATAACATTTGACGGTACTAATGATATTATAAATGTTGGTACTGGAATAACTATTAGTTCTGCAGGTGGTTTTTCTGCTACTGGTGGATTAGCAATTTCTGGTGTTGGTACAATATCTGGTGGACTGAATGCAACACTTCTTACTCCAGCTCAAACTAGTATTACATCACTTGGAACTTTAACTGGATTAACTGTAAATGGTGATTTTTCAATTACTGGTGCAACATATAATGCTAGTTGGATTAAAGCATCAAATCTTTTTAGATTTAATGATAATGCTAAATTGAGTTTGGGAAATTCAGACGACCTACAAATATATCATAATAGTAATAATAGTTTTATATCAGAAGTTGGTGTAGGCGATTTAAGAATTCAATCCAATAATGATGTTACTATTGAGAGTACTGGTGGTGCAAATAGTGCAGTTTTTGATATGGATGGTGGAGTTGATTTGTATTGGAGAGGTGGTAGTGGTGCTGGTAAAAAACTTGAAGTTAATCAATATGGTGCGGTGATAACTGGAATTATTACTGCTACCGAATTATCTGGAGCAATTGATGGAGGATCGTATTAATGGCAAAACCAAATACTAGACAAGGATTGGTTGATTATTGTTTAAGGCAATTAGGAGCACCAGTATTAGAAGTTAATGTTGATGATGATCAAATAGATGATTTGGTGGATGATGCTATTCAATTATTCAATGAACGTCATTTTGATGGTGTTGAAAGAATGTATCTTAAATATAAATTAACTCAAGAAGACATTGATAGAGGAAAAGCAAATAATAAAACCGATAGTGATAATACAGTTGGTATTGTAACCACTTCTGCTACATCTACAAATATAAGTGGATATGGAACTACAACAAGTAATTGGTATGAAACTTCTAATTTTTTACAAGTTCCAGACTCTGTAATTGGTGTAGAAAAGATATTTAAATTTGATACTAGCTCTATTTCTGCTGGAATGTTTAGTATTAAGTATCAATTATTTTTAAATGATTTATATTATTTTAATTCAGTTGAATTAATGCAATATTCTATGACTAAAACATATTTGGAGGATATTGATTTTCTACTTACAACTGATAAACAGATAAGATTTAATAAAAGACAAGATAGATTATATCTAGATATTGATTGGGAATCTGAAAGTGAAGGTAATTTTCTTGTTCTTGATTGTTATAGGGCATTAGATCCAGAATCATTTACTCAAGTTTATAATGATATTTTTCTTAAAAAATATTTAACTGCATTAATTAAAAGACAATGGGGTTTAAATATGATGAAATTTACAGGAACAAAACTTCCAGGTGGTATAGAATTAAATGGTAGACAATATTATGAAGATGCTGAAAAAGATTTGGAAGATATAAGACAAAGAATGTCTTTAGAATACGAATTGCCACCTTTGGATCTTATAGGTTGATAAAATATGGCATTAAATTCTTATTTTTTACAGGGATCTAAGGGTGAGCAATTTTTATTGCAAGATCTAATTAATGAACAATTAACAATATATGGGATAGAAGTATATTATCTACCTAGAAAAATATTTAAAACTGATAATATTATTAAAGAAGTTCAATCATCTAAATTTGATGATTCTTTTTTAATTGAGGCATATTTAAATAATTATGAAGGATATAATCCAAATAGTGATGTTTTAAGTAAATTTGGTTTAAGATTAACAAATGAGGTTAGTCTTACAATTTCTCGTGAAAGATATGAAGAGTTTATTGCACCATTTTTGGAAGGTATAAGTTCTGGTATTAAAGAAGGTTCTATTACAGAATATACATTTGAAGATTTAATAACTAGACCAAAAGAGGGTGATTTAATATATTTTCCACTTGGAGAAAGATTATTTGAAATTAAAAAAGTTGAATCCGAAAAACCATTTTATCAATTAGGTAAAAATTATGTTTATGAATTAAATTGTGAACTTTATGAATATGAAAATGAACTTATTGACACTACTATTGAGGAAGTTGATAATACTGTAGAGGATGAAGGATATATAACTCAATTAAATTTAGTTGGAGCTGCAATTACTGCTATTGGTCAAGCAACAGTAGGAACAACTGGAATGATTGGATTTATAGATCTAATAAATGATGGTTCTGGATATGTTTCTGCACCAACTGTTGAAATATCTCCACCTCCAAATTTTCCAGTATCAGGAGCTAGAGCTAGTGCAGTAGCAATAACAACATCAATTGGGGGTATTAAATCTCTTAAAGAGATATTATTAACTAATCCAGGATCTGGATATAATCCAGATGCACCACCACTTATTATTATCAATGGTGGTGGCGGTGCAGGTGCTGCAGTTACATTTGGAATAGTTAATGCAGGTATTAGTTCTGTTACTTTATCTGAAAGTGGTAGAGGGTATAATGAGATGCCAACTATTGTAACTACTGGTATTACTACAGGATCTACTGCAGAATTGAGACCAGTTATATCTGCAGGAAAAATTGTTACTGTTAGATATAAGAATGCTGGATCTGGATATGCAGGTAACGTATCTCCTGTAACAATTTCAGGTTTGACAACAACAGGAATAGGTACATTCATATATAATGAAATTGTTACAGGTGAGACTTCTGGTGTTACTGCAAGGGTTAAAGATTTCAATAGAAGAGTTGATTTAAGTCCTTCCTTCCCACCAATTGAACTTAGAGTTTCATTAAATAGTGGAGCATTCTATCCAGGAGAAGTTGTTGTTGGGGGAATATCATCTGCTAGATATATTGTAGAATCTTACAATACAGATAGTTTTGATGATCCATACGATGCAAACTCTGAAATAGAAACTGAAGCAGATAACTTACTTGACTTTACAGAAGGCAACCCATTTGGAGATTATTGATGTTAGGCACTTATTATTACCACGAAATTATTCGTAAAACTATTATTGGTTTTGGTACACTGTTTAATAATATTTTTATTAAACATGAAGGTATTGATGACAGTACTTTGGATGAAACTAAAGTTGGTCTTGCTTATGGACCACAGCAAAAATTCTTTTCAAAAATTAGAGAACAAGCTAATTTAACAAAAGCAGTTGCTATAACTCTTCCAAGAATGTCATTTGAAATGACTTCTGT